GGGGAGGGATTCAACACCCAGGGGCTCTAAACGGGCCCCCACCTAGATAGCTAGGCTTCAAGTTCGAGAGTTTCGAAGAGAAACTCGCCGATCTTCTCGTCCCTGTTATCTGCATTACGTCGCAAAACCCATCGATTCGTCTCCACCTTGATCACTGATGTGACCAAGGGGACGTCACCAATGGACTCACGGCCGTCTGCAGTACGTAACCACTGAAGATACGCGCCGTCGGACGGAGGGAATACCTCCTTCCTACTCAACACTAACCTCTTTCGAGGCGCGTGACGAGTAACCAAGGCATCGATACGGGAGAGGTCCTTACCTCCCCATACCGATGTTGGAACGACTGAGGACCACTTCTTCCAGAACGGATGAAGCCAGTCCGAAACGTACCCAGTCTTGGGATTCAATCCCCAAGCCCTAAGGCGATTAAGAAAGTGAATCGCCCTAGCCACATGTGAGATGGGCTCACGAATGTAGAAAGGAGTTACGTCAACCCCCGCATACCAGTGTTTCCCGCAAGATTCGCGGAAAGGCCCCTTCCAGAATGACTTCTTGGCGTTAACCTTAAAGCCGAGATACTGGAACACTCTTACGAGTAGAGGAGCCACACCGACAGGAACGATGATATCGTCCCCGTACACGGAGATTGAACCAGCTACCCCGAGTTGGGAGGCGACACTCCGAGAAAGAGCCCAAAAGATTAGGGACTCCAACTCAAAAGTGAAACCGTTACCCATGCTCGAGAACATGTAGAGCTCTTGGTCAACCCCGTCAACTTCCACCACTTGAGAGCGGCAGTCGTTTAGGAGGTCATACCACGACATAGGCAGCAGCTGAAAGACCAACTCTTGCGAGATGAGGTCCGAGGCACTGCTCATATCTAGAGTAGCCAGGTGGCCGTGAGCCGACCCGATACGGGCTAGCTCTTGGTTTACGGACTGATCGTTAAGATCGATCCGACACCGTTGACGCATCCGTTTCCGGATGAAGTCTCCGATGCCTTTCTGGCAGAACATGTTAAGTTCGGGCTCCTTTATGGCGCACCGATCTATCTCGCTGTTCTTCGGGACAGTGAAAAGCGTACCACCTTTAACCAAGCGGAAGTCGAAGGACTCTCGCACGGATTGCCATGTCTCGCAGGTCTCTAGAATCATCTGGAACCTGTTTGCGCATGACGGGGTGATATCCGCACCGCACTTGAACTTCGTCGCAACGCCAGTAGGCGTTCTCCGGACACCCGTTGAAGCTCCATTGCTGAAGGTGCCATAAAGCACCTCCAGGTCTGGCTCGTCACCGAGGACCTTAGCGATTAACCGTTTTGCGAGCCGTATGGTCTCTTTTAGGGTGACGCCGTGACCGAAGGTCACGTCGTCGGCCGTGAAGAGCCGCACGTTCGTGTCGGCGTTCCGAAGTTCCATTCTTTGCCATTTCATTATGGCAGAGGAACGTCGCTCAGACGCTTTGTCAGCGTCGGGCATGTTAAGCTTCGACAGGAACTCTTCCTGAAGATAGCGTACCCGAAAGGAGTCAACTGGCGTAGTAGCCAGCAG